CAATGATGAACCTCGACCCAATTGAAAATTTGGAACTTTGTGAAACACAAAACCATCTCGACCCCGTATGTGGGGATCCCGTCAATGTGGAAGAGTCAAAAGAGCCCGTCGTCGGTGCACGATTGGTGTCCAATTATGCCCTCACGCCCAAGCAAAAGGAAGCTTGGCTCCGTGATCCCATGTTGGGCGGTATCAAAGTTCTCACTTGGAACCACGATGCCCGTCTCACTGCTCATCCCTATCATGCTATGAGCAGATTTGAAGCCTGGGGATCTATGGTATATATGTTGACCTTTTTGGTTAACATATTGTACCCTAGTTTCCACGTCGTATGTGTTGGTGATGATGGCGAGACTTTCGCAAAAATCCTCACCAAGGCGTATTTTCCTCGCAAGCGCAAGGAAGATCAGGTTGGATATGAAGCTAGATTATTAGCCACGCTGCACTCACAGGACCCAAAGACATTCGCTGGTCGCATATCCTCAGTCACCCTCTTGCAACCACTTCTTGGAGCAAAGGACGCTGACAAACAAGCCAAAGCTAAAGGCGTTTGCGTAAGACTCTGTCCCTGGTTCATGCTATCATCTTCTACCTTACAAACATGGATAAGTGATCCTAATTCATTTAGTGCTTGTAATGTATTAGTATTCCTCCACTCATTGTACTACTTCTCCCTTCTCGACATCGCCAACGCGCTTTACTTGACTAGTGTTAATAGCACTAAGCATGTTTGCGCGCTCGCTGCCGTCCATCCTTATCACTTGTTCAAGTACGAAGTTGGTGCGCTCTACCCTTTGCCTGCTGGCGAAGGAACAATAATGTTAGACGCCCAAGAGTATATCCATGTAAAACTTGGTGATGCCAAGCTAGGTGCTGCTGAAGAAGTTTACAAGTCTAAGAACTTGACTTGGTTGAACAAGCATTGCACCTCTCTAGATGTTAATGGAGTTACTCACTATCTCACTGTCTCTCGCCAGGTCGTTAACAAAACTTTCTTCTACCATGTCTATAGAATCGACCTGTATCCGAATGTTTTGCCATTAGTCGAAGAAGACGAACCATTGGTTGCCTATCCTTACCCAAGAATGGACCAACCACAGGTCAACATGGCTATGATCAACATGATCAGAGCCAAGTTGGCTGCTGGTACGGTTGCCCCTGAGATGCATGTTAGAGCCATTGCTGCCACCTGTGTTCAGGCCATGATCAACGGGGACATTGAAAACCAACCAGAATTAATACCTGCCATGATTGAACGAGTGACTTCAAATCCTTTTCTCACCACCCAACAAACCGTCACGATTGGACTGAGTTCCAGTGTGATAGCACAACAACAGGTTTATCTTGCTGCTCCAGGTTTTTGGGCTGCCTGTAGACTATACTTCAAGGTCCAGTTACTACAAGACGTAAAGCTGGCTTTACACACCATCCCCGAGAGATGGCTCCCTGTTTTCGGAGTCATTGTTGACCAGTGGGGCGTTGTACTGGCTTTATTAGTTGTAACCTTCCTAAGTCTATGGCTCGTACTACAAACTTCCTCTCTCAACAAAGGTTTGGGCTTCTTTTTATTAGTACAACCTTTTTCTTTGACTTCTGTCATACTTTTCACATGTATTGAGGAACTTGTCAAGATGTTGCCGCTTGCCCCGCTTGTTGTTGGTATGGTCGAGGCCATACTGTACAAGGCACGTGGCAGCAACTTGAATGTCATCATAACGCATTTCTTGTTTCATGCAAGTTCAGGGTCTCTGCCTTGGTATGCTAGCTTGATAACTCATCTCTGTTTGAACATGGCAATATATTATGCCTCCTATTTGCTTCTTGTTCTTAGTTATTTAGCTTTTTTATCGTCATGGTTTCAATCCTGGGCCAAGGCAGGCCTTGTGACACAAAAATTGGCAAAGTGGATTCAGATAGTGGTGATTTCTATGATATCTGTCGCACTTTGTTGGGTGGTTATTTCGACCAGCCTTTTTCCATCGTCTGCAGACGACTCGAGCCTAAAACTCGTAATCCAATTGCAAAATGGAGTCGCCTCATCATTAACTACTTTAGCAAAGAATGCCTCAAGCGTAGTAAATGGTACTTACTCTTCTGCGCTATCGGCTTTTCAGAAGCAGTACCTGTACCTCCAGCAACAGATCCAGACTTATCAAGAGATAGTGCTCGACAGCGATTTTTACAAGAAAACGCTGAATTCGACACTCATGTCCGTGGATGCTGTGAGAAGGCAGGCGATGAATTTGTCAGAAAGTATAATTGGTGTATTAAAAGAGCACGCTGTAGAGCTGCTCGAAACACCAAGAAATGGTTCTCTGATCAACAATCAGACTACCAAACTAAAATGAAAGACTATCTGGCGAAACACGCCGGCATTGTCATACCAACACGTAGAAGCACTATGCGTAAAGCCTTTCCAAAAGTGGAGAAAATGATGAAATTTCTCTACAAGCCTATCGACTTCGCATTTAAGTTGTATCCAATGACTCTTCGCTTCATACAATCTATCAGCCCAGAAGCCAATTACATTATAGGGCCTTATTGTCACGCTGTGATGGGTACTTTATTCCATTGCTTGCCTGACTCCGTTCACTCTGCTTGCGGTGATTCAGTTATTGCCGTAGGCCAGTGGATTAGACGTGGTTGGGATGCCGGTTATCATTATATTGCATCCATTGACCGTACCAATTGGGATGGTATGACAACATCTTGGTTGATACAGCAATCCTTTCGAATCTACCAGACCATCCTACCGATGACTAAAGATGAAAAATTCATCTTTGACTCTCAGCTGAAAACGAGAGGTTTTACTAAGGATGGTTCTTTCTACAGCACTATTGGCAAAGTCCACAGCGGGGACCCCAATACGTCGCTTGGTAATACGCTTATGGCTATGATCTCCGCCACTTACCATTGTAGACTCCTGCATCTCACCTTCAGGGTAATAGCACTTGGGGATGATATGCTTATTATGACAAAACAGCCTTTCCCGATGGATCTGTTCATAGAAATGCAGAAAAGAGACTTCGGGATCATTACCAAATGTAAGATCTCCACGAACCCCGTCGACTGTGAATTTTTATCATCACATCCTTTGCCAGCGTACTATGCTGGTAAGGAAGTTTGGGCCATGACGCCTTTAATCGGCAGATGTTTGCCAAAGTTGTATTATTGGCAACAACCCATTGATAAAATACCAGTCGATGATTGGATCAGGGGTGTTAACAACACCATGTACGCCACTGCAGGCCACAATCCATTTATTCGTCGGTTCCTGGACACTACTAAAATGCTAATACCAGACGGTCCGTGTTACTACGATAAGTTTTCTCTAGCCAAAGTCAAGTACAAGCTACACGGCTGTGTTGGTTTACAAATGCATCCTGACGCCGATTCATGGTTGGCAAAAAGATATGGTCTTTGGTACCATATCCACTCAGCTCAGGTTTACACGCAGTTACTACGGGTAACAAGATTACCCACATTATTGCCTTTTTGTAATTTTTCTTGTTTCACCGAACGAGACCTTTAATAGTCTCTAAGGTTGGTCGAAAGTGGTGTTTCACCACCTCTTCGACCCTTATGATAGTGAGTTTCACTCGCTTGATTACTACTTCTTTTTGCTGTTTTTATTTCGGCTTAAACAAGGTGTGTGTCGCCCATCCTGCCA